TTGTGCGATACATTCTAAGAGAGTTAAGAATCATATGACGAATTAGTTGTTCATCAAACGTTTTATTAATTATAATACTTGCTATAGCGATACCACTGTAATCAACAATAATCATTAACCAATCCTTTTGTTATTATAATAATCATAAGTTCTTTTATAAACATAAACATCCCATAGTGTGGCATTCTTGATACCACCTACGCAATCACCAAAGTAAGTAAAACCGTTAATTGGTTTTCTACCTTTCTTTTCAACTCTAAACTTTACAGTTTCAGAATTACATGCACGTACGATCGATTTAACCATTGCAAATTCTGCCATGTCTCTAGGATCTTTAGGATCAAACCTACCTATCCATGATGTTGACGCTCTTTCGTGTTTACCAATGTGTATTCCCATTATATAGCTCCCTTAATTAACATTGCTTCTACTTCTTTAACCATAACATATCTTTTAAGAAGTTCTTTTTGAACCTTTGAACCATTGACTTCTTGTCTGATTTGATGAGGTAAGGCTCTGGATAAGACTCTTACCATTTCTTTAGTATCACCTTTTAAGATATGATCCTTTAATCTTTTAACTGAAATTGGCTTACTCATATAATATTCTCCGCTTTTTTTATTTTAATAGATATATTATACCATACTTTTAAGGGAATGTACACAGTTAATTGAACTTTTTTTGATCTTTTTTCATTTTTTGTCGTAATGACCATAATATCCAATCATAGTATCGTTCTGGTTCCGGATCATCATCAACTAATCTACGTTCAGTTTCACCAAAATTTCTTTCATATACAGTTTTACCACCATCTGGCGATTCATATATTTTCTTAGGCTCATCCGGTAATGTTACATGATCACCAGTTCCGGCCATGTCTTGAGTGTACTTATTCATGCATGTCTCCTATCATTGGAAATATTTTAGATATGGCTTCAGCACAGGCTCTTGCGACGTCTATGCATTCTTTTTGTGTACCATTACTTGAACGTAGTTCTATGAAATGAATCCAACTTCTTATTGTACCATTCATATAAAGTCTTGATGAAGTCAATCCTTCAGGTAAAACTTTACGTGCAAGTTCTTTAGCGATACCATTATCAACTGCAAACTGATAAGCTTTCTTTGCAGCGATTACAACTTCGCTTTGTGCCTTCATCCAATCTAATGATAATGCAGCTTTCTCATCGCTGTCAGTAATTTCAATACTATTTTGTCTATTCTTATCGTCTTGTAATCTGCATTCTGTAGTTACTCTTATATCCAATTCTTTAAGAGGATCTGCATATCTTTGACTAAACTCTTGAAAACTAAAACTTCGATGTCTTAGTATCTGTCTTGCAATATCTCTTGTAGTATTAATCTCAATACAAGCACTTGCCATCTCGAATGGTGACCAGTGCTGATGCTTAATTAAATAGTTCAATAACTTAGCATTAGTAGCATTACTGGATTGTCCTGATGGATTAGAAACTCTTGCACAGTATGCTATAAGATCTTCACACCCTTTTGGAGGATCAATATAATCATCATAAGTTTTAAATTCAGATGGTTTACTATATGAAATTAACTTTGCTGACATTTCCATTAACTTTTTTCTCCTAACATTGTCCAGTCATCGCCGTATCCAATGATGCATATGCTGTTGTATGATGGATGAAATTCCAATATGCTGAATGTTTTTGTATTTATATTAACAAATATCTGTAATGGTACGTGTGCTGGTACATCGCTTAACCCATCTGTATCACGAACTTTAGTGCTCTGTATCGCGGTAATCAATGGAATCTCGCCTTTATCTTTTATCGCTTTAAGTGCTATATCTTTTTGTTCACACATAACCGGCTTGTCATTCCATTCACCTGCTTCTACGTTTTTAAATGTTCCTAGTCCAAAAATAAACAAATAAACTGCTACTAATATTCCTAAAATAAAAAATAATCTCATAATTTAAAATCCTTAAATCTTTGACCAGTTGGTGTCTTATCAAATACTGGTGTATCATCAGTTAAAGTTTGTTGATTTTCTTCTACATCATATAATCTCATTTTGCTACGGTCAACACCAACTACAAATCTTTTGTGCTGAGTTGGATCATTATATCTGTTTTTTAATTGCTTAACCATAAATTGACCTTGCTTTTCAAGTTCTTCGGTAGATATTAATGCAAACATTAAATCCGCGGTTGCGGGTAATCCAAAAGACTCACTGGTATCTTCCAACCCAACATCTGAGTTACTAAAACCAGAACGAGTCGTTTGCGTTGCAGAGAAGATCGGTAAGTTAAATTCGACCGCAAGGCCACGTAGTTCTTCAGCAATTGCTTTAATGTAAGTATATGAATTAATTGATCCTCCCATTGCTTTCATTCTAGAACTTGAACATATATTTAGATAATCAATAAAGATTAGATCTGGTTCAAATTGTCTTTTTAATTTAAGTTCATTAAGTAAAGCACGAAAATGACCTGAATGCGCAGAGCCAGTTGGATATTCTTTTATTATTAATTTACCAGTTGTTTTACGTGCAATATCATTTACTTTTGTCGTAAACATATCTTTCGATAATTTATCAAGTTGATCAATAGGCACATTAAGTAAGTTAGCATCTATTCTTTCGGCTATACGTTCTTCGGCCATTTCCATTGTAATATATAATACGTTATGGCCTTGAACTAAAGATGAGGCAGCAACGTGACACATAAACAAAGACTTACCAACACCAGTACCAGCAAGAGCAATGTTAAGAGTTTTACGTGGAACACCACCTTTAGTGATTGTATTAAAGTATTCTAAATCAAATGGAAGTCTATCTTCTTCAGTATGATAAAACTCATATCGTTCTTCTACGTTTTCTGTGTAATCATGACCAACTTTTAAATCAAATCCAACACCAAGAGCTTTACTTAATAAATCAGGTAAAGCACCTTTAGTTAATTGTTCATGCTTACCATCAATAATTGATATTGATTCCATAATAGCATTATATATTGCTCTATCTTGACACCACTTTTCAGTAGTATCAAGTAACCATTTTTCATCAACATCATTTTTATTAAATAATTGTGGAACAATGTCAATTGCCATACTGTATTGCTCTTCACTTAATTTTTCTGATTGATCTAATTCAATTTTAAATGATTCAGCATTTGGCAATTTATTGTATTTAGCAACAAACTTACCAGCTTCATTAAATAATATCCTGTAAATACCAGCAAAGTAATCAGGTTTAATAAATGGCAATACTTTACGCATATAGTCTTCATCAGTAAGAAGATTTCTTAATATGGTCTGTTCTAAATTAGTAGGCATATGCAGCTTTTCTCAAATCTTCGTCTATTTCTTTTTGAATTTCTTCAACTCTACTAGACAAATAACTAATTGATGTATGTATATGACCAGTATCTTCCGGCTGTAATTTGCTTTTTGCTATAGCAATTTCGTCCATTATTAATAATAGTCTTGCAGTTTTACTTATTTCTTTCATCTTTTACCTCTTTTGTTATAACACTTCCTTCTTCAATACCTTGAGCCATAATCTTTTCAAGCATATGACCAGCAAAGTCTTGTAGATTTAAGTCTTCTGTTTTTAGTTCCGTATCTGGTGTATATACGATACTAAAATTAAAAGACATGTTTTTTGGTATCTCATTAAACTTAACGACGCCGTACTTAAGAACTGTTTCAGTGTATGGTCCTTTGAGTACTCTGACATTCCAAGCCTGGTCATCTGATCGATCTGGAATAATTTGATAGTCGACACCTTCTTTCATCAACTATCAACATTATTAAGTATTGAGTACCTATTAGTTAGATACTGCTTAAAATCAGTTTCTTCTATTATTGGTGTCCAGAAGTCTTTATTAAGCGTATCTTTTTCTCTAACTTTAGGATCTACTAATTCACCAGTAGTTTTATCTACTCTACAGTACCAGCCTACACTCGGTTTAGAGACATAGTTACCAGATAAAGCAGCATCGAGTAAACCAGAGTAATGTTGTACGCCACCGTCCCAACTAACAGATATAGGTATCTTAGACTTTTCTTTAACATACCTAGATTTTTCTACGTTAATTACGAAGTGGTAACCCTTAATTTCTGTACCAACTTTGTCTTGTTGACGACCAAGAATCCAAATGTTATCTGCACTATAGTAAATACCAGTGCCACCAGAAACTACAGCTTTTGGAAATAAACCAATTTCTTGATACGTATGGTTAACTGCAATAAGTGGAATGTTTTTCATATTTAAATATGGTGTAGTCATTCTAAACAAACCTTTTAAAGCTTTTGCTCTTGACATATCTGCTACAGATTTTTCATTTATCGCATCATCTAATTCTTTTTTAGAAGCAAGGTTACCAACTGAATCAATAACAATAACAACTTTATCGTTTCTGTCGAGTCCTTCAAGCTGAGCAATAATATCAAACTTAAGTTCTTCTACGTTTGTAATCGGTGTATGTAATACTCTAGAGGTATCGATACCAAAGTTTTCAAAGTATGCTTGTGGCGAACCAAACTCTGAATCATAAAATAACAATACAGCATCATCATATTTTTTTAAGTAAGCACTTGCCATAATTAAAGCAAATGATGTTTTAAAATGTTTAGATGGACCTGCTAATACTGTAAGCCCCGGCGCTAAACCACCGTCCATTGAACCAGACAAAGCCACGTTCATCATAGGTACGTCTGTTGGTACCATATCTTTATCATTAAAAAATTTAGAATCAGCAAGTATTGATGTGTAATCAACTTTACTATTCTTCTTAAGTTTATCCATTATTGACATATATTTCTCCTACAAATAATAGTATTATTATACCATAAAAGCATCTAATTGTACACTACTTTTTTCAAAATTTAACTTATGATTAGTATTATCTTGAATTAAAAAATCTGTATCTAGCATTTGATTATCTAATCTGCCGTCAACAAATTTTTCTACATGAGTTGCCATGTCTTCTGCAGTAGTGACAGGTACATTTTGGCAAATATGATTTAAATTTTTAAGACCACCTTGTAACATAAAGTCATTAGGTAGTTTCATTATTGATAGACACTCTCTTATCGTAAGATATCTGTCTTCATCAGGATGCGTTAAGTTTTTTGGCATATGTCCTACGAAAGCACCTATAGAGTTTTTTGGAAAGTGGCACACTTTTCTCATAATGTTACCACCTTCAGAAAGTTTCTTGTGTATCGCATTGCATCTTTCAGATATTTTTGTAAATCCTTGTGACATCATCCATTTGGCAACATCTTTATAGTTACCGCCATTCCATTCTATGTAGTCCATAGCATTTTGTGACCTACTAATTTTAGTATCTTGAAACTCTTTATGAGTTATACCACCACACATTTCTTCAAGTACGTATCTATAATAAGGGTTTTTAGAAGGTATATCATAATTAGTAGGTTTGTCCATAGGATCGTTAGGTTTTGATTTTACGGAACGAATAGTATCTTCTATCTTTTCATGTTCTCTTTTTATAAAATCAAATTGAGGAATCTTTTTACCTTGCCAGAAGAAATAAAAAGTTCTATTTCTTACTTGTCCCAACCCATGTAGGATAGACTTCGTTTTATATATAGAGAAAGTATATCCAAACTTTTTACCAATTTTTCTGAGTTTTGTGACAACTGGTCTGCCGATGTTTGAAGCAAGTCCTGGTGCATTTTCGCCCCAGAATACTTGAGGTTTGAGTGTACCCAAAACAAAATTAGAAGTGGTAAGCATCCAATCGTTAGCAGCAGCATCGCTGCTAGCTGTAGGACTAAGACTACTAAGACCGGCACATGGGCAAACAGTATTAATAACCTCGACACTAGGTAAATCAGGTACCCCATTATCTCCATAAAGATGATAGGGAACTGT